GTTTGCATTAATAGTTATGTTGCCAGTTCCGCCGCCGCGTGACTGTATTTCCAGGACTCCGGTTTCCCTCCAAATTATAAATGCATCTGTGGGGGGGTGGTAAAAGGCGACCTCGTCACCTGCTAGTTGCGGCCTCCCCTTGGGCACCCAGGCAATGACGCCGCGGTTATCTGAGTTACCTTGAACTGAGAACATAAGCCCGAACGAATCCGCTGGAAGATTCCCGTGCAAACCGTAAGGAAAGACCATGAGTGTATCCGCGACCTTGCCCATGTACTCAATCTGCTGCACATGGAATTTATCAGGATCGTCTATCCCGGGCTTTATAACCCTTATCCATCTTAATAAATTACGGATCATACTCATATGACTACTAATACCACGAACGGCATGTATTCTAAAATATTTATTGGTTTGTAATCGCAAGGTAAAGAATGACACCCAGGCCAAAAGCTACTAGCAAAGACATTCCAAGTACAGGATCTATCGTTTTGATGTCTTTACCGGGACAGTCTGGTTCTGGATCAGGTAGTGGCGGCGGACAGTCAACAGAATACTCGTGTACAGATATGTTTTTAGGCGGGAGTGGCTCAGGTGGGTACGTAATTTTATTCATGAATCTCAACCCTCATCTTTTCTGTCCTATTTTATTTATATAGTAACCGTGTAAATGGTAAAATAATGATCGAATAGTAATCTAAAACGACTTAAAAGGTGAACTATTATGGCTCTAATATCTTGTTCTGAGTGCGATAAGATGATATCTGAAGAAGCCAAGACATGCCCAGGTTGTGGGGTCTCCGTTCCTGGCAATGGGCGTATAGAAAAAAGCGGCTGTCTTAAGCCTTTAATTATGGGGTTTATGCTGATGATTTTCAGTATTATTCTTATTGCGGTATTTATAGGTTTAGCGATGTCTTCCTGACTGTGAGATTCAAATAGAAATCCCTGAAGTTACTCTGGCAGGATGTTCGTAGCGATATCACTGGTCTGTAACTTTGTTAAGTCTAAGGTGTACGTCTTCTCATCAACAAATCCAAGCGCGGTTTGTTCCCCTGACAAAAGATCGAGCGTGTAAGTAACTGAGTTGCACAGCATGCGCTGTTGTTTGCCAAGATAATCATCGATGACTTGGTATAGTCTGTTTGTTCGCCATAGATCGCTCTCATCATCGGTATTGTCAACACGATAGCCATGCACCGTAACTGCATATACCAGACCGCGAGCACGGCGTATGTCGGCCTCCCACTTTGCCCTAGACTGATTTTGACCGTTTGAATTTGGCAACTCAGAGACCAGGACAAGCTGCCTCCCTATTCTGACATTAGGATCAGTGGCGTCACCCTTTTGATCGACCACCGAAGAGAAGCTAATCTCTCCGGCTGCATTTATAGCGGGGATACTAAGCTGCGAAGAAAATTTATAGATATTGTATCGCCCTGTCGTATCAAAACTAAAACTAGAAGCCAGTATATTATTATCACTTGCCCCGATAATATGCTGAACTGCTCCGGGTGCGGACAGGCCTGAATTTGTATCAATAACTATATTGCCATCTGCATCGGATGTTAATAATACTTGCCGTTTTCGTGCATAGTCTTCGATAAAAGAAAACGCATTGTCCCCAGCTTCTACCGATACTAAATCTTCCGCTTGATTAAATGGCTCCGGGTTAACCAGATCGATGACTTCAATATCAAGATCAATCTGTTCAAGGACTTTTTCTATAAGTTGTTTTAAGGTTATTTGTGGGCGGATTTCTATCGGATTCAGTGTACTGTCTAATAGATCACCTGTTTTATCTCGGCCTTGTATAAAGATAGTGTGATCGCTTGCTGAATAATCAACCGTGATAACCTCGATATTGCCGGTCAAAACAATCTCGCTATTTACAAGTACCTTGCAAGGCTCGCCGCCTTTAAACGGTAGAGGGGTTCCTTCGGCGGCGACCGCTTCAAAACTAAATGTATTTGATAATGCGTCTAGTCTTATTTCACAACTTGCCGACAGGAAATTGTCATATTGAACGCCGTTTACTTCTAGACTTATTGTCATTTAACAGGTTAGTACTTAGCTGTCTTTAATCGACTAAAGCATGCACAATTGCCCGGAATATATAATCCTTTGCTTTCTGTTCTACAGGTAAATCTTCATATTGAACAAAACAAGGATGCTCTTTTTTACCTTCATCTTTTATCGGTCCATATGTCCATCCGTTTAATTCTTTCTCTTTTAGCCATTCTTCATGACTATGACTTGGTCCTGCATTCGGATTTTTGCGATGAAAGTCCACGTCATTCATTGCGCTTGATTTTTGCCAGGCAGGGGCGTTCTCCCAGTCAAGCTGACTCATATCTCCGAGTGCTTCACAATATGCGCGATTTACTTGATGAGCTACTCGTGCAATTTTTGCATTATCCATTATTATAGACATTGTTTATTCTCCAAGTGTTGTTTTATCACTGCCAGTTATTGCATTAAAGGATTTGTCGGCAAGATAAGCGCCGAACTTATCCGGATCCTTATTAAGTTCATTCATTCTTTCTCGTTCAACCAATTCGGGGAATAGTTCTGCTCGAAGTTGTTCAAATGATCTGTAGACGGTTTTGTCTTTTTTGTTTGTCATGTGTGTTTGTATGCTTGCATCTGACCCGTTAATTACTGCTTATATATCAAAGCTTTATATGAAATTTACTGTGCACCGACAGATTACGCAGTCAGGATATCAACGTCACCTTCGACAAATGAAACATCGACAATCTTGTTAAGTCCGATAATATCTGTTGCTGATTCTGACTCACCGTAATATTGAAAACTCAACAGCCTGGCTGATGTCACGGGAGTGGAAACAGATATGACTTGCTTTGCTGAGACCCTCTGCTCATCAAAGAAGCTTTGCACCACAACCCGCATGTCAGTCAACGCGGAATTAATAACCGGACTAGAATTAATAATCGGATCGGCGCTGCTGTCGTCAACAATGAATCTGAATTGTGCTTCAAGTTCGATCTCGGCTGCTTCGATCTCTGCCACCGTTTCAAATGTTAGTTGAGCAACGGCCACATAGGCATAACTTAATGCTTGTGCGTTAACGGCTCGATTTAATATGGCCCTGTTCTTCTTTCTTTCGATCAACTGAGACGTCGTTGCAAAAATATCATTCTCATCATTTCCCCCAAATGAGAATAAGTTGGTGAACGATTTTACTGTGTTTTTTACGGTCCCAAATAAACCGTTAACATTGTTGAATATGTTTTTTATGCTTAACGCTAAATTAGCGGGGGCAGCAATTAAGGAGCTTACCCTAGCTGAAATATCGCCAATAAAACTATTGAATTCATTTATCTTATCGACTGCTGCACCAATAAATGAAGTCGACTCGATTACTGAATCGATTATTTCGTCAACCTTTGCTTTTGCGTCGTTAAAGTTTTCAGTTAATTGCTCAATTATTGAAAAATTGAACTCGATATCTGCCGTGACAGCATCGTCTACCTTTTTCCTTTCCTCTTCAATCTGAGATAACGCGGTAACAGTCTGAACAGGGATACCGGTGTCATCGCTTACTTCAAAGGTGACGGTTAATATTGACCGACCAAATTCACTGAGTAGCTCATTATCAAAGAAATTAGTCGAGACTACATTTTCAATACGTCCGTGCAACGGATGAATTAATGTCTTAGGCCCCTTGTCTTCAAGTACCACAATAAGCCGGTCACGGTAGGCAAAATAATCTTGTATCGGTTTATCATTGTCGGCAGTTTTTCCAAGGTCAGAGACAATGATATTAAGAGTATATGACCTTGGCTTCAGTCCCATATCTTCGATGGTCTGAGTATCTCTGTTTGGGAATTCTTTCTTTATGAACTTTCGACCACCCGTAAAGCTTCCGGACAAAATGCGGATAGGGAACTGATCAAACGACCCCGCTAATATTTTGTTTTCGTCGGTCATTAAATTGCGGCTACCATGTTCATTCCAATATTTAAATTTCTATTATTGCCTGAACTTTTTATTTTTGTGCTTTCAACGACATTTTCCGGAGCTTTCAGTGTCACGTCGATATTAGTCTGAGAGTTACCCGTCTCTTTTTGTTGTGATTTCAACTGTGCTGCTGGGGCAATACTCAGTGTTTCTTTAACGTTAAGATTGCCGCCTGAGAAAAACCCTTTTAATTGTTTAAACTTATCTATTACCGCATTGATTGGCCCCATGACAAACTCAATAATATTTTTTGCAAATTCTATTGTTGATTTAATCATAGCCGAGAACGAAGAAACGGCCTTGTTTTTCATATCAGATAAAAAAGATACGACCGTTCTAGTCAGCGATCTTGCTGCTGATTTTATTTTACCCCAGTTTCTTACTAGCAGTACCCCCGCTGCAACGAGTCCGCCAACAACAGCCGTCACAATTAATAAGGGGACAAGAATAACAGACAACGCCGCCCCAGCCGCAGCCAGTGATCCAAAAACAATAACGGCGGCTGATATCAACACAACTAACGGCCCAAGCAATGCCATGATTGCAGCAAATATTACAATAATTCTAGTTAATTCCGGGCGCGCCTTAGCAAATCCTTTTACTCTTGTTGCCATAGACCCTAAAAATTTACTAATCGTTTCTAGTCCTTCTTTTAAGCCAAACACATCAACAAGTACATCACCAAAAACGGCAGAGGTTAACGCCAGATTATCTTTTAATGTCGAAAATTTACCGGCCAGTGTTTTTGATTGCCTTATTGTTTGCTCAAAGAAAATACCGCCACTTGAGGTCATGGACTTTAAGGCAGATTCCATTATGTTAAAACTAATTTTTGATTCTGATGCTAACTCAAATATCTTTGCTTTAGTAACGCCGAATCTCTTTGCCAGTAGATCAATGATTGGGATGCCTCGTTCTGAAAGCTGTAACAACTCCTCAGTCATCAGCTTACCTTTTGCACGCGCCTTACCAAATATAAGCGCAATATCAGACAAAGGGGCACTTGTACCAGCCGCGATATCTCCCAGCATTCTTAATACTGGGGTCATTTCGTCAGCACTGACTTTAAAGGCCAGTAATGTTTTGACCGCTTTACCGACGCCTTCTAACTGGAACGGGGTTGTCGCTGTGAATTTTATTAATTTTTCAAGTAGCTTTTTCCCCTCCTCTGCGCTTCCGGCCATTGTCTCAAGCGAGACAGATAGGGTTTCTAGTTTGGCTGATTGCACCAAGGCAACGGTACCCAGAATTGTGAGCGGAACTGTTACGCCTTTGATGAGTCCTCTACCGAAATTAGACAGGGATTTACTGGCAGTTCTGGCCTTTTTAATGAGAGTAGTAAAACGCTGGCTAGACTTTTTTAGTTTTTTGTTGAAACTGTCAAATTTTCTATTCAAACCTTGGACATTAGATTTGATTTTATTAGCACCGCGTGAAAATTGATCCTTTAACTGGATGATAAAAGAAACTTTATTAGCCATTTCGTGCTCTCTTCATTTCAGCGTCCCGCTCCCTGCTGACTTTGTTCGCAATGTCTTGCAGTCTCAATAGTTCGGTTAGTGTCATTACCTTTATGTCGCTATAGGTAAGTGCCCCTTCAAAAAAAATCATTAACCTGATCGCTTTCTCAAATATTACGTCTGCATCATCCGTAATACAGACGAGAGGATAAAAACCCGGAGGTACTCCCCCGTCATTCCCTCCAAATCATCAAAGCATAGTTTTTTTATTAAAACCTTGTTAAATTTAATTTCACCTTCAATTAAACATAAATCTGTTTCGGTAAACACGGTTTTTGCAGTTTCGAGATAGCGCGCATAATCAACATCTGAAATTGATAACGCGGCCAAGATCTGATCTCCCGTCAAATCATCCAGGCCGCCCTCATTGTCGTCATTGTTGCCGCTGACGTTGCTACTGGTATCAATAATAACATTCTCTTTAGCCTGGCTGTTGCCAGTGATGGCCCGCATGAAACCTTGTTTTAATTTTGCAACTGACGATATATTGCTGACCGTGGGTGCTTTGATGGTTACAAACTTGGCTGATTTTATCTGCCCTGAAAAAGAATAATCAAATGGCTTTAAAAGTGTATAGTTTATTTCATCGACTACGTCTTGATTATCGTCATCCATATTTCATCCTCTTTTTAGTTAAAATTTACTGCGCTGGGTTCGAACTAAATTCAATATCAATATTGCCATCAGTGGCAAAGCTTGACTCTGGATCCTCTAAAATTCCGGCCTGTGTAAATATCCTTGTGAAACTAGAGCCACTTGGCCCAACAAGTTCTACAACATTATTGTTTTTGTTTGTCTTCCACTCTCGTAGTAATCCTTCGCTTTCTTCGGTGGTTGGCATTGAAAAC